TACGAGAAGGTGATCCGGCAGTTGGGGCTTGAGGATTGGGCTACGTCGAAGACGTTTACGGATCCGCGTCAGGGCGGTCCGGGTGAGCGGCGGGCTGTTCGGGATTTTGTTATTGGTGGGCAGGGGGAACAGCGTACGTTGACGATTGGGGGTGAGCAGCGGACGGTTGATGAGGTAATGGCCCGGTTGGAGTTCGGCAAGGAGTTGGAGGCGAAGCACGCCCAAGCGACTCAAAATCTGACCGACGCCAAAGCGGAGGTGGTGCGGGTCACGAAGTACGGGAACGATGAGGCTCAGAGGGCCAAGAACAACATTGAGGACATTGCGTGGTTGGAGAAGGAGGCGTCTGACAGGGAGTTGAGGGAGTGGGCGTATTTCCTTGAGACTGCGGACGAAGATCAGATAACTGAGTTCCGGCGTCTGATGGAGGGGATTCAGCCGGGAGCGGAGGATGTTGGCTTCGGCGCCCCGGCTGTACGGGCGGCGCGCGCTGAGGCGCAGCGACCCAACAGGATAGAGGACGCGTTCAGGGGCAGGATGAGGGAAGTGGAGCAGCGCGCCATCGACTTGGACCGTCCGGGCGTAGACATTGACCAGTCCGTGAGGGTAGGAATCTTTGACCTCAACGCCAAAGAGCGTGGCGTAGCGCAGACGGCTCTCAAGGATGCTGTATCCAAGTCACAGTGGGGTCCTTGGAGGCTGATGTCCGGCGACGAAGCGTTGGATAGAGGCATGTTGGATGTTGTTGAGGCGTTCGCCAAGATAAACGACCACGAGGAATGGGGCGCGTTGTGGCGGGGGTGGAACAAGGTTCAGACGTACCTGAAGTCGGCAATGATCGCTACACCCGGGTTCGTTCAGCGCAACATCTTCGGGGCGTTCTTCAACGCATGGCTGGATGGGGTCAACCTGAACGAGATCGTTTCGTCCACGATGATGACGATGCGCATTGCGCGGGAGGCGAGAGATAAGAACATTTCGTTTCTGCGGGCAGCCCGCGGTCTCGCCAAGAGTGTTGATGACGCCGACCTGCGCAGTTACGTGAAGTTGTTGGAGGTCGGTGTGCGTGGTGGCGGTCAGGCGGTGTCTGCCGTGGAACTGGGGATCGGTTTGAGGAACGCCCGCAGCATGGAGATGCTTGTGGGTCGCCGTACTGGTGGCGGCAAGCAGTATTCGGTGTCGTTGAAGCCGTGGTCGCCACGGTTCGCACCGTATCAGGCGGTCCGTACGGTCAACAGTTGGGTGGAGGACGTTGTACGGCTGGGTGTGGGAATGGACACGTTGCGGTACGGCGGATCTGTGGATGATGCGCTCGCCCGTATCGCCAAGTCGCAGTTCGACTACGACGAGTTGACCCAGTTTGAGCGCCAGTGGATGAAATCCATCTTCCCGTTCTACACTTGGACGCGGAAGAACGTGCCGTACCAGTTGCAGCAGATCATGAAGCACCCATCCAAGTACAACAAGTTGCTGTCCGCTAAGCGGAACCTTGAGTTGGGGACTGAAAGCGAGGGGGTTGTGCCGGACTATTTCTTGGAGCCGTTCGGTGTGCGCCTGCCATTTGCCGCCAAGGGCGGCACCGTCTATACGGCGCCGGACATTCCGTTCCAAGACTTGGGGCGGTACGACCCGTTCCAGCGGGGCGGCTGGAAGAAAGCGACGACGACCCTGCTGTCCGGCGCCTCACCGATCCTGAAGGCACCGTTGGAGGTGGCGTTCGGGAAGCAGGTGTTCAACGGGATCCCGTTCAGTGGCCGCTACCAGAAGGCTCCTGCCGCCATCTCTGGTGTGCCGTTCGTGATGGACGCATTGTCGATGTCCGGGGTTGCGGTGCGCTCCCCGAGCGGCGAGTGGAAGATGCGTGACCATCACATCTACCTGATAACGAACGCTTTGCCGACCATCGGCCTCATACGGCGCATCTTTCCGAACGAACCCAAGTACCAACGCAACCTCACCCGCTCGCTGTTGAGTACCATGTTCGGCATGTCTGCTAACTTCAACACGCCGGAGGTTCAGTCGAACTGGCTGACAAGCCAACGGTACGACCGGTTGACCCAGCGGAACGACCGCATGGACATTATTAGCAGAACGCGGTGACGGGACAAACTAACCTATGGGTATGAACTATATTTCCCGCCAACAGTGGGGGGCCACGCCTCCCCCGGGCGGCAAGGGCTTCAGCCGGATCAGGCATCGCCGGGTCAAGGGCGTCGTCGTGCATCATTCTGGTGTAGAGAACGGACCCTCTGGCACGACGGCTGTCCACGCCTTTGAGCGTCACCATCTCGCCAAGGGGTGGGACGGGATCGCATACAACTGGCTGGTCGATGAAACGGGGACGATCTTTGAGGGCAGGGGATGGGAAGCGCGTGGCGCAGCCACCAAAGGGTGGAACGCCAAGTCCATCTCCGTCTGTTTCACGGGGCATGGCGATGTGGAGCCTAGAGAACAGGTTCTTGAGTCGTTCCAGACGCTGATACGGGAAGCACAGACCCGGTTCGGCGGGACACTGTGGGTGTCCACCCATCGTCGGAAGGGATCTACGACTTGTCCGGGCCACTGGTTGGGCGAGTGGGTTGAGGGTGGTATGGCTGCTGCGATCAAGCCGTCGGACACCGACTGGGTTGGCATCGTCCGGTACTTTCACGACTTGCAGGAGCAGGTCCGCCAGCGGCCGTTGGGGCGGCGGTGGCCGTTGATGCGGCGCGGTGAGCCGGTGCGTCTGGTGCAGGCCCGTTTGGGTGACAGGGGGTTTGATCCGGGTCCTGCGGATGGGATCTTTGGTCGCCGCACAAAGAAGGCGGTCAAACAGTTTCAGGAAACGCAGGGTTTCTTGAAGGTCAGTGGGGTGGTGGACGGTGACACGTTCGGCGCCCTGTTCATAAGGTAAAGGAAACACTATGCCAAAGGGTAAAGGTTACGGTTCGTTTGAGGACACATTTGGTTCTCAGGACGAGCAACTCTACGATTCGTCGTCCTCGTTCAACATGTGGGACATGAGTCAGAAGGCCAAGAAGGCCGCAGCGTATCTGCGGGGAACGAATCTGGGGAACGCCGCTCATGGCGGTCGCCCGTTCGGAAAGTAGGACATCATGAGAGATGGTTCAACACCCAAGAAGGTACAGGCCGGTCAGGTGCTGGTTACTGGCGTGAAGACGGGCGGCGGTATCGGCCATGTCGGTTCGCCATCGAAGAGTGGCGCCCGCAAGGCGCTGCGTGATTGAGGTGGCGCCAAAGAAGCCGCGTCGGCCACGGTACTAGCCGTGCCGTTGAAGCGCGGTAAAAGCCAGAACGCCATTGCGCAGAACATCGGCACTCTGATTGGTGAGGGGTATCCCCGCGATCAGGCTGCCGCCATTGCCTACGACTATTCCAAACGGTCAAACAAGGGGAAGAAGAAGTGAGCGACATGATTGAGCGGGCTGCGTGGACTTTCGCGCAGGCTTTCCTAGCAGTATTTGTTGTCAGTGATCTGGCCTCAGCCAAGACAGCGGCGGCTGCAGCGGTTGCTGCGACCCTCAGCGTCGTGAAGACCTACGCCCGGGAGAAGGTAGCCGGGTAACGTGGAAGACCTAGACGCCAAATGGGCGCTGTTCAGCACGGAACACGCGTATGTGGAGGAGGAGATCTACGCTGAACTGCAGGAGACAGCCCATTTGTTCGACACCCATGACGGCATTCACGCCAAGTGGTCGCCGGACGGCCTGCTGGGGGTCTTGCTGGTGTTCGACCCCGAAGAGGCCGAACACTTGTTGGCGGCGTTCTACGCTGGCATGGACGGTGTGGAGGATGCGCAGCGTGCGTTCGCCGTATGGACCGCCTCATTCATGGGGTTGCTCCGGCAATGCATGGAGGGCACGGAGTCCTAGTCCCTCTCTGAGCCATTGCACCACGGCGGGGGACTCCGACAGGTTCGCCATCAACTGTCTCCTGATGTAGTCGCGTCTGCGCGCCAGCGAAGTTTTAGGGATCCCCAGTATCTTCCCTGCTGTCCGTAGCGACAGGTGTTCAACGAACAGGGCGTTGATTATCCACCTGTCTTCTGGTTCCAACGCGTCTATGGCTTCTCCTACGGCTTCTTTGAGGGCTATTGTCTCCAGTAGGGATGGGACGGAGGACTCTTCGTGGGGAGCCAACCCCATTAGTGCTTCTATTTCTGTCAGGGGCCGGGTCGTTGCCAGCGGCAGCGACGTTGCGTTGGGTCCTATGGACCAGTCGTTGGGGTCGGTGGGGTATTCTCGTCGTGTTGCCACGCATCAGAGTATACCCTACCGGGATAGCGGCGGGAGGTTTCCGGGGTTGTCTTCGTCCAAGTGCAGGTCGCTGATGGGGATGTTGTAACAGTCGATGGTTGGCGTCCATCCGTTGGACGGGTCCTTCCATACGCCTGCTTCCATGAACGTGGAGTGGCGCAGGAACTCCTTCTTGCCCATCACTCCGAGGTACCACGCTTCGGTGCAGTCCTTGAGGACCCGCATGAAGGCGTAGTAGTCGCAGTTCTGGTTGGTTCCTATGGATGCCACGGAGCATTCGTAGTGCGGCATGGGCGGTGACGTAACGCATTTGCTTTTGACATCGACGGTGTGGCCGTCTGGCATTTCCACGTCCCAGTCGTATGTGTTGTTCTGGTTCGCTCCGGTGAGTTCGGCAAACACGAGTTCGCCTATGAACCCGTAGACGTTGCCGTCGCCCTGCCGTATGGAGTTGTTCAACTTGCCCATTTCGTCGGCCATCTGTTCGGCCTCTTGCTTCATGTTGGGCGTGACAGCGTGGTGTATCACGACTCTGGGCGGTCTACCTTGGATGCGTGGATGCGGACGACCTGACCGTCGTCATCCCAAGCCACCTCGTTCAACGCATCCAACGTCAGTTTGACGTAGTTGTCCAAGTCGCCGCGTAGGGTCTTTGCGTCGTGTGGTGACGTGGTGACGTGCAGGATGGTGGCGTCGGGCGAGTAGACGATGGATACTTCGATTGAGCCAGATATTTTTTCACCCACTTGGTCCTTCCATGCCTGCGCAACGTAGTCTTCTTCTTGGAGGGTGCTGGCTGGGGTGAAGACTTTGCCGCCTTTGGTGTGCCGGGGGCGTGCTTTGACTTTGGGTCGCCGTTCTACGACGACGGTGTAGGAGTCGGTCACTGGTGCACGTCCTTGTAGGCGTTGTCTAGTATTTTTTCTAGTTGTTCCGTGCAGTCCTGCCGGTTGGCGAACTTGCGTCCCCATTCGATGTCGGCTGCCCGTAGTTCCCGCAGCATAGTCTGTCGGCTGTATCCTTGGCGTGTCATTGCGCACGCTAGTTTCCACATGGCGATGGATCGGTCACCGGTGGGTTTGTGGGCTGTGGGTTCGGGACCCAGACGCCGCAGGAAGGCCGCTAAGCCCTCCAGAGGACCCGTAGAGGGGGTAGGACCCATGACGACCCTGTGGGGAGGCTCAGGGGGCTTCCACAGGGCTGTGACGGCCTTCCAGTCGTCGCTGGTGACGCGGGTTTCCATTGCTTGGGGTACGAAGCGGGTTACAGGCACGATGCTGATGGTGGCGTCGGGGTTCATGATCTCGTTGGCGCCGCCGCGCTCTCTGAGGTGTCCGTACGGGAGGCGAACCCCGTTTCCCCACCCACGTCCACTCAGTTCAACTTGTTTAGGATTTACTTCGGTGGTGGGGGCATCAACGAGATCGCACACAGCGATCAACCCGCGCCGCGCTTCTACAGCCGGGACCGCATCGTCGAAGAACACCCACAGGTGGAACCCCTTGGACCGTGACCGTTCCACCCATCCGGTAACGCCCAGTTGCGCCAGAGCCGTCCGCACGTTGCGTGCGTGGATCAGGGACTCCTGCCGACCCGTGTCCCAGTCCACGCACCCCCAGTAGACCTGAAACTCCTCGCCGTGCGACACCAGCGGGTACACCCCCACCGACGGCCCCGCCCACAGGTGGTCGTACGCTATGGACAGCCAGTCCTTGCCGTCTGCCGATTGGAACCCGCCCGATTCTGTCGTCCACGGTCGGAACTCGCCGTCGGTGTCCAACGCCACCTTGCCGCCGCGGAACAGTATGGCGAAGTCGTTGGCTACCTCATCCCTGTCTACGGTGCTGGCCGCATCCACGACACTCCTCCCATTCCCACTGGTCGGGCGTTTCGACCTTCACCCACTTGTGGTCTTTCAGGTGGGGGACGCCACGCTTGTCGTACTTCCAGCACATGGACCTACCCTCCCCCACCGGGAATCAACTCCTCCCAGTACGGATGAATGTGCCCGCACGCCGGGTCCAGATAGTACGTCTGATCCACCATCCGTGCCGTACGCTTGTTCTTGCACACGTTCAGGTTAATGCTGTTCTCGTGGTACCGCTGCTCCCAGTCCGACAGGGTTTGCCGGTCCTTCTTCCGGTACACCTCAATGACGAAGATCGCTTCCTGTTCGCCACCGTACCTTCCGGCATAGATACCGGCAGAGTACCCGGGGGAAGATGCACCACGCCCAGCCTGATGCACCAGCCCGATGGGTACCCGCTGCGTCTTGGCCCAACGCTTCACCGCTTGAGCCTTTGAGGTCACACCCGTGGCGTCGGACTCGCCACCCGGCAGCAGTTCCAGATAGTCGATCATGCAGAACGACGGGTTGCACCCCCACCATTCCCGCACCTCGTCCATTGTTTCGGCCATCATGTCCAACGTGAGCGACTCGTCCACGATGGCGACGCGGGACATCTCGTCCTTGGCTGTGTCACGCAGAGCCTGCAACGTGACCTCATCGCCCGCCTTGATTGATTCCTCTACATCGGTGGACGAGCGTCCCTGCAGCAGACAGAAGATCTTCATTGCCACGAGTTCACGCGGTTCGTCCATGGAGAAGATCACGACGTGTGCTGACGGGTCGTTCACCAGATTGGTGACCATGCTGTTCAACAGCATCTGGGACTTGCCGGTGTGGGATCGCCCCACCACCATCAACACTTCACCCTTGCCGATGCCACGGGTCGCTAGGTCGATCTCTGGGAACCCTAGATACCACCGTTCTGCCGGGTTGCGGATGAACCCGATCAGGTTGTCTACGACTGTGGTGGTCAGCGACCACCTGTTTGGTTGCGGAGGACGGCCTGCCGCCCCGCCGTCAGCCCCATCGGTTTGGGCTGCGGCGAGGCGACGTGCCACCTCATCCTCTGTGAGGATGTCGGCCATTGTCAGGCCCGGATCTGTGCCCCGATGGACGCTAGATCGGCTGCGGTCTTACCCGTGAACGGGCAGACGAACCAGCCGGGGACCAGCACGGAGCCGTCCTGCTTCGTCAACCACAGTCCCTTGCCGTCAGACCGGCGCTTGTAGTCCGGCCCCTTCTTGTTGAAGTTGGAGTTGGGGTCCATCTTCTTTGACCAGTTCGGATCCCACCAGTCGGACTTGTTGTCCATCAGGTTGCGCCAGATTTCCTCAAGGCTTCCGCCTCCGCCACCGGCAGGGGCCGGGGATGCAGCCGGGGCCGGGGCCACGGCTGGGGGTCCACTCGCACTAGCCCCGGGAATGCTTTTCTCAAGCATCGCTACGGTGCCATCCTCCGCTATCTCGTAGCCGACTCCCAACGCCTCGTAGTTGGACAGTTCCAGCACCGACCCCCAACGGGTAATCAGGTCCGCAACCTCCTCTTCCGACGTGTCGGTATCCACGGTGATTGTCACCGAACAGGACGCCTCAGCGGGTTCGTAACTCCCCGTCTGAATGACCTGCCTACGGAATACCGTAATGCTGTTCTCTGCTTTCTTTGCTGTTGTTGCTGCTGCCATGGGTCTACCTTTCTATAGTTGGTTCCATGGATCTGGTCCCGCAAACCTACCGCGGCATGTAGACCATGCCCCGCACCATTTGGGTGCGCAATGCCAGCCGGTCATGTTGAGCGGCCACACTGGTAGGTCAGCGGCAATGAGTGTGCCCGCAGAGCGAGCCAGCGCAACCAGACTGGCCCACTCCGCAGGTCCGAAATCTACAAGAGTCGTGTGCACCGTTCCTTTGACGAGATGCACGAACTGGAATCCCAACGGCTCGGTCAGCCCGTTGTCGGCCTGCGTTGCGACCGCCCAAGTGTACGCTGCAGCCTGCACCGACCAACGCTTCTTCTCCCACTCAGAGGACGGCTTACGCCCCGGGTTCTTCCAATCCAAGATTGGTTGCGGGAACTCCTGCACACAGTCGATGGTTCCCTTGAGCCAGATCTCCGGCTTGTGATCCACCACCAACGGCAACTCGAACGTCCACTCCACGGCTGTAGGGCGCACGTTCTCTCGTACTTCGTCCCACCACACGCCAGCGTTGGCCTTGATGATTTCTACCGGCTCGTCTTCCTTGTGGTTCCAGCGGACGATCTCGTCACGGTGGTCGTCCCAGTATTTCGTTGCCGTCGAAACGGTCTTAGCCTTTGTCAGAGGCTTCCCGGTTTCCATCACTTCGATTAGGCATTGTTCGATGCCGTAGTGGACGGCGGTCCCCAGCATGGTGGACGTGGACTGGGTGTCTTGAGAGATTCCCAGCATGGACTGGCGTGCCCTTTCGGGACACATTGACAGTTCCCCCAGCCATGATTGGCGTAGAACGATTCGGTCATCGGTTGGTTGCATGATTCAATCCTAGCATGTCGGTGGTCGTGGGTGGTGGACCCCCCCATGACAT